CGTCAGTCTTACGACCAAGAGCAGCAGCAGCAGATTGAGCAACAGCTTGACGCTCGTTAATGTTAGTCTTCAGCTCGTCTAGCTTGTCAATATACTCAGGAGCATAGAAGTCAGTCATGGTTGCTTCAACGGTTGTGTGCGCCAGTTCCATAGGAGTGACATTACCATTGCGTGATTTAGTAGTGGCAACGCCAGAACCAATCTTTTGAAAACGAACTACAGACGCAGTAGCGTTTGCGGTACGAACAGTGTTCCGCAGTTTAGAACCCATGCGCTGGTATGCCAGATGCACATCGGATTCAAACTGCTTGACGAAGGCTGTGTCTATTGTATTAGCCATTTCAAGAGTCCTTTATTAAAGTTGCATTTGTACTCTGGGTATCCTTCTGCATCCTCAACGTAGGTATCCTAACGGGCTACTCAGTGCATTACGGGCCGTGACGATAGAGCGTAAACATTCTTTCTATCTGGATTGCAACGCACAAAATGCACTAAGGTTGTACCGTCCTCATCATCTATATATCCAGCGGCTGAAAACCCAAGCCATGCTGCCCAGTTAAGAGAGCCTTCGTTATCTACAGATATGTTTAAGTTTATCTCGTAGTATGTCTGATGAACGTATCTAAGAATGTCAGGAGATATTCTAATGACGCTGCGCCAATCTGCATCCATCTGCTTAGTAAACAAAGACCACATGCAGACCTGTTGATTGCCAGTAGCTTGCAGGCCAATAAGCTGCACGGATATACCATCTGGGTTTTCCAAGACCATGCACTCTTGCTCTTCTTGCATTTGATCTAGGGCATAGAACAAGTCAACGTCTTCATACTCTGCCGCACTATACGGAGCTATGTCATGGTAGAACTTCATAACATGAGACTTTTGCATAGGGACTAACTGAAAGCCCCTACGCTGTAGAATAGGATCAGCCATATAGTTTGCGATACGCCTGATCTACCTGACTAACGTAAGCAGGATCACGTTTCTGTGGGTTCCAGTAACGCTCGTCCTTCTGCATAGTACGCAAGGAATCATCTGTAATCTGGCTAGTCATAGCGGAATCACCAGCGAAAGATGGCCCCTTCATCTTTTCCATGATGTGTTCCAAAGCAACAATACCGCCAGCCGTTTCACACATGCGCTCTATTGCATCTAGGCTTTCTTCAGGAAAGAACTGATTGGCAAACAAACTAACTGCCTCAATACGATCAGTTGCAGCATCACCTAGTAGTTTGGTTTCTGCCTCTATGTCTGGCTGACCTTGACCCATAGCTTCGGCAAACAACTCAATGCCCTTTTGAAACTCCTCTTGACCAAGACCACTTTCAAAGGAATGCTCTGACCACCAATCAAGCAACGGACTATCCACCGCAGTTTCGGGATCAATGCTTTCTGGCAGAAGATAATCACCCTTAGTGGCGGGACGATCAGCGTAAGCCTCTCGCTGCATTTCTTCTTGCCATGAAGCCTTTAGGTCTTCCTCCTTCGTCCCCAACTTAGAAGATAATTCACTGTACGCCTTGCCCAAGTCCTCTGGCGAGTTAAACTTCTCAGGCAACCAATCCGGTCTCTCGGCCTGCGTTTGCGTAACTTCTGTAGCTGCTTCTGCGGGTTCAGACGATTCATTTAATAATGACTCAGACATCTTGCTTTACCTTATGACCATGCTGGGTTCTTGCCTGTAGCAAGCCAACTATATACCGTTGGCCTTCGTGATGACGCAGTTCTTCTGTGCTAATATTAGGGCCATGCACACGATTAATAGTTATAGACTTGAGGTATTCCATAACTGCTTTACCTGCTTCTGATTCAAACAGATGCGTAACCGTAGTGCTTATAACTTTATCTTGATTGGCTGTACGCTGTATTCCATCAATACCAATGTTTGCTTTAGATGCGGCCAACTTTATCTCCTATTGCAGTTGTTCCTGTGGCGGCTGCTCTTGCATCTGCTGTTGTTGCTGCATCTGCATTTGCTGCGCCATTGCAACTATCTGCTTACGTTCTTCTGGATCACGAATCAACCCGTCAGGTACACCAAATTTCTTAGCAAGGTGTGCAGCCGTTTCTTCTGAATTGATTAGTAGGTTAAGAACCTCTGGCCCAAAGGTGCCAAGAACCATCTCAAGGAACCGACCAACAGATGATATGTCTGCGTTAGCCTGTGCTTGTGCAAGCGGAGAGATAGACCTAATCTTAATCTCACGGCCATTAACATTTGGTATCTCAATGCGGCCCTGCTTTTTAAGGATGTAGATAACGCGCTGCAATACTGGCTGCACCAGTTCAGCCTGTAGTCTGCCAAACGCAGAACCCATACGCCGTGATAGATCAGCCATACGTTCCGCAACCTCAGTGGCAGATGCGGGAGTTCTATCAGGGTTGCCCAGCATGTCATTGTATAGCGCACGTTTAATATTTAAACGCATATCCGAAAGTATAAGTTGAGCTACATCAAAGCTACCAGCAGCAGCAACAGGCTGTAAGCCATTGGAACCAATAGCCTTTGGTATAATAGACCCCGGAACTAAGGATATAGTATCTGGGTTTATGACACCATCATCATCCATTTGATACACACCAGAGATAGCCATCTGTGCATTCTCTAGGATTAACTCAATGGTTAGGTTGGTTGTCTTGATAGCAGACAGTGCATTGATAAGCGGTCCACGACCATAGACTTCTCCAGCGCACTTAGACCAACGAAAACAAATAAACGGATTAGCTCCATTACCTTTAAGCTCACGTTTGTAGATCACGCTTTCAGTAGTCATGCAGTAAGCGTAACTCATATACACTTCTTCATTCCTGCGAGAGTAATCACGACAAACCAACTCAAGTACAGTCGTTGTGTCTTTGCCGCCGTTACCCATGCGGTTTTGAATCTGCTCATTTAGTTCAGCGTCAGGATATAAAACCTGTAGTTGATTGTATCTAATGCCTTTCCTCTCACGGTAGATATGATCTATCCGATCATCGGGGCCAGTGTCTAGCACAACGTGAGGTAGAGGAATAGCAGAGAAACGTACCGGATTAATTGCATCGCCTTCTTCTGCAACAAGAATGCCAGTGCCTACAGCCAAGTCCATAAAGGATTCGTGCACTTCTTGTGAGAAATTAGAGTTCTGCAAAACCTCAAACACATAATCAGTAACTTCATCAAGATCATTGTTTACGGCGTCACGTTGTTCTTTAGGAACCTCGGAGCCAGCGGTTAGATCAGCCCAACGCGCAAAGTTAGGAACAATACCAGACTGCAATCGGGACGCAAACTCTTGCACACCAACGACCGCAGTCTCGTCAAAGATTTTATCATCGCGCCTTTGACCTACGTTTTCATAATAAAATGACTCACGCTGGGGAAGGGAATACTCATAGCATTCTTCAAACAAAGGTATAAAGTTTTCACGTTTGGCTTTTGCCTTACCGTAATGCTCGTAGAAACCTTTAGCTACTGGATCATCTATCATAATTGAAACCTGTTATAAAACCCAGCACCACCGCCAGACTTAGAGCGCAGTAAAGAACGGCGACCACGCGATCCGCTTCTAAACCGCTTTGCAGAAGTTTGCTGAATAGTATCCTCTGTGGCCTTAGATTTTTCTTCTGCTAACTCTTTTGCAGACTCTTCAGCCAGCATATCAATATCACTTGGCCCTTCATCTGCCACAGGCCCACCGCCTTTTCCTAGCTTACCACCAAATAGATTACTGTTAATACCTACAGGCTTGAGTATTTTATTTTGAAGCCGCTCTACCTTTTTAAAGGCCTTACTTATAAATTTGCACATGGCAATCTCCTTTGTTGGTTAGCGATAAGCACAATCAAGAACGATCAGCAACGCACAATTACATACGCGCCCACAATCCCTGTCTGCGCTTGGGGCCACTGCGCTTTGCAAATACGTCAAAGTCCCTCTTAGCAACGGACGGAGTAGCCGCTTTCTGGTTATTCATCAAGGCCCGACCCTCGCCAGCGCCAAGCAACATATACTGTAGTGCATCGTGAATGTGGCTAAACATATTCTTGTCAGGCTTATCTGCGTATCTCTCGCCAGAAACTTCCATGCGGCGATACTGGTAGCCGCCCTCAAAGCCTTTAATAAGCTGAGCGCAGCGGCGATCCACTAGAAAAGCGGGTTTGCCTTCTGTCATTTTGTTAAGCTGCGAAGATACCGACTCAAGACGCAAATCCACGGAATTAGACGGGGCGGGGAATGCTCTAAGGCCAGCACCTCTAAGTATGTGAAACGGGGTAGACTCGTCGGTCTGCGCCCGAAAATCACCCGCAGGATCACCGTAAATAATAACTTCGGAACACTGAGAAAATCTAGTAGCAATCTGCTCACGGAGAACTTCCGCAAACCTAACGATGCCCATGTCAAACGCAACGACTTCATCCTGAACCAACCACCTTCCTCTAACCTTCTGCCCCATAGTAGCCGCAGGGGTTAAACCAAAATCCAAACCAATATACAAAGGATAACCAGCGGCAACGGGAATTTCCTCTTTAGCAACGTGTGTGTCAGTAACAAACATAGGATAGATCGGCTTTCCGTCTTGGATAGAACCCAAGCGATTCATAACGTAAACATCTATCCAACTCTTAGTCTTACCTTGAATAAGATTAGAGTAATAAGACCCCATCATGTTTTTAGTATTCTCTGCATTCTTACTAGGCTTGTAAGCGTCTACCTCATTGTCATCGTTCTTAACCTCAGTCATGGCAGCAGGCTGAGTAAAGAAGGCCCAGTTGTCAGGCTTAACTAACATCTTTGCCTGCTCTCGCGGTATGTGATCTGGAATTGGAACCTCGCCAGACATGATCGGCCACCAGTGATCTTCCTCTGGGGCATTGGTATCTGCAATAACTCCTGTCCAAGACGGCCCTCCCTCACGCATAGAAGGAAAGCGACCAACGCGCATAGTACACGCATCCATAATAGACTTGGGTATTTCCCTAGCTTCGTTAACCCAAATGCCAGTAAGCTCTAATGACAATAACTTCTTAACGTCTTCGGGCCTATCAAGAGCTAAGAATAAAACCTCAAGATCAATGTCACCCTTTTTAATATGATGAGTGTACGGAACCGACCAAGTGAACTTACCCCAATCTTCTTCGGGAAACCAATCAAGCCAAGTCTTAATGGTAGTGGTTCTAAGCTGCGGATTAGTATTACGAATGATTGCCCAGCGACTTCTGCGAATACCATTGGCATTCTTATCTTGCGCCAACGCTCTGCGAAATACCTCAATGCAACAACCAACAGACTTGCCAGAACCTACAGGGCCGCGAATGCCGCGAAAGAATGTGTGGTCTTTCATAAACGCCTTAAGCGTTTCTCCGTCTGGCTTGTACTTAAAATCAACCACAGTATTGTCTACCGAACCTCAACATTCTATCAACAGTCTCAGGGGCCATGCCATCAATCATCTTGTCGCATTCCCTGTTAGTGGCAAACTCCAATGGTACATACGTTAAATGAACGTTGCGAACTATCTGTCTAAGTGTATCTAGCTCTGCTAGGGAAAGGGTAGATATAAAACTCATGTACGATACTGCCTTACTTTTCTGGCAATAGCTTTCGGTTGAGCCACAAACTGCTTACCCTTAGCCTTGCCCTTTCGTTTAGCTGCGGTTGTAGCTGCATATTCAGAATCACTAAGAGCATCAATAGCCTTGCTAGGTAAGTACCGTTCACCAGTGTCACTAGACTTCTTGCCCGACTTGGTGCGCCACTTCTGCTTACCCCAATTCAATAATGACTTCTGAGGCTTCTTCAAGTTCCGACTTCCTTCTGAGCTTTCTTATGTGCCGCAGAAAAAGAAACCCCCTTACGCATAAGCGCCCTCATCATAGACATATGCTTCTTCTTATGATGAACACTATGCTTTGTTAAAGTAGCTTCCTGACCTTTGCTTAATAATGTTTTCTTCTTCATGTGTAACCTCCACCAGCAGCCTTATAACGCTTGGCTAACAACTGAGCCTTACGCGCCGACCACTTGCCAGCAGCAGTACCCTGTACATTCGCAGCCTTAATGCGCTTGAATAAAGACTTACGCATTGTAGGCTTAGTGTAATTACCAGCAGCATTAACAGCCATATCAATACCCGCCAGAACCACTTGAACTAGACTTCACAATCTTTCTTTTCAAAGCAGTCGGTAATGTCTTTTGCTTCTTAGTCATAGCTGGCTTTTTCTTGGGAGGACGACCAGCCTTGGTTCCGTAAGTTCCTTTACCACTAGGCATTTGCTTTATTCCTTTTGCTAATAGCCCTAGCCTTCGCTCTTGCGTCAGCTTTGGACGATGCTCCCCATACCTTTAGGCTGAGAAGAAGACGAGTCGGCTTTCCTTTTTCGTCCCTTTCTGGCCCCTTCATGTTTCCCATCCGTGCTAGGAAGCTGGCTCTTCTTGGGTTGTCTCCGCTTTTTACCGGAGCCTTCATCCCCGTTCCCTCGCGCCCCTTGGCGTTCAAGCCCCCCTTCGGGTTCTTGCCTTCCTTCCGTGTCCACGCTGGTGTTGCCATAATGAATCCTTAATACCGATGCTAATACGCCTGCCCTCATTACCGAGGCTTGCCACGACGAAACAACTTGTTGTCTAACTCAAGCAAGGTCTTGTTCATACGCTTGTAGTCCTTGCCACTAAGAACCTGACCCTGCCGCATGTCCTTCAACGTGTTAACAATACGAGCCGCGTTCTTCTTAAAAAAACCAAGACCCTTAGTAGGTATCGCAGGTGTGAACGCACCACTAGCATCCTCCATAGAACGAATGCGAGACTCCAAGGACTTAGCGCGCTTTAACAAACTCTTCGTAGACTCTTGTGGCAAATCAATCTCCTGTTCAATCAAACCCCTAAACCAAAATAATATTTTAGGAAAGATGCCTTTTGTCAGTATCGTGTGTGTATGGGACTACTAGCTAACAGTAGGTAGTGGTTTTTTAACCCCCCCTCTACTAACTCAGATCAATGCTAACTCTAATGTCCCCAGCAACTTGTACCTGACTACGGTCTATGGGCTTGAAGCCAGCTCTGTCCAATATATCTTTGCTCGCCTCTAGCTGTACGTACTCTGATCTAGCCCCCGTAGCCAAGTTCATAACACGTGCTGCAGCTACAGTAGCATTCATTCCAAGCTGTTCGTTTACCCGTTGCATCATGTAAGACTGCACATGCGGTAAGCGTATCGTTTTGCTTGCGGTTACTCTTCCTGATTCGCCGTTGGCATACCCTGCTTCTGTAGCAGCTTCGCGCAATGTGCATCCTGTTGCTACGAGCGTATCCACCAGACTCATCTGTTTCTTGGTTAGTTTACGTTGTTCTAACATATCTATATCCTGCTATTAGCCCCCCTCACCCTCTCCCCCCACTGTAGACAGCTTGGATAAACGTATGTCAATCCTACCCTATCCTATGTTGTTCAAACCCATACCAATGCACAGTCATTCTGCTATTGACGGATATTACGTTTACTCTACCTAAAGAAGAACAGTGGCACGGCAGCACTAATCAACCTCGCTCCCAAAAAGAAAGCCATCACTAACTACCCCGTTAGCAACTCACACCCGCTAACTCGGCTAAACACTCTCCGCATGACAGTCGGCCTTGGCTTTCTTTGGCGTTGCAAGCACACATCTGCCACCTGTCCGCAGAAAGAAGCGGCCCACTTTCTGGGCTGTAACACCATCACACACTCCTTTCGTTTGCCGCATCTCACACTCGCCCCAATCAACCAGTAACACCCACAACATCAACGGCACTCCACGCTGACACGACCCCGCCCTCAACGTCTCATTACATCCTGCGTTGTAGGTCAACATCGGCAACCTTGCAAAGCCGTGCCGCAAGAGCGCAGAGAATCATCTACACCAACGATTGCTGAAATCACGCAGGAGTCAGAGCATCCGTCCCGCATCTATCGCGTTTGTATTGCACACATGACACAACCCACAACCGAAACAACTTGTTGTTAGCTTGTTCAATTGCACTTGGTGTCCAAGGAGTTCTACTCACCATGGTTCAGCACTCCTAATTTGCATGCTGTACGAGTAACATCCCCGCTGGTCTTTGGGCCTATCTGGTCGCCAAAAAGTTCGCAAGTAGTATATCCGACTCTTTGTTCTTGGTGATAGGGCGCTCTTATCACGATAGAGTTTAGCGATTCTGGCTGTTAACCTTCTATTTATGTTTTGCTATTCGCTACGCGGCAAAACATAGCGAAGGGCCAGAGGTTATTGGTCTGCGAGATATACCACTTGCGAACTTCAAGCCATGACTAAGAGATAGGGTCATGGTTTGTCGGCCTGATATGCCGTCGCCTGCACGGGGATGTTTCTCGTGCATAGCAAATGGAGTACTGAACAATGGCGAATAGAACTGACACCAAGGCAATTGAACAAGCTAACAACAAGTCGCTTCTCAATTCCACATCTGACAATACAAACCCGATAGATGCAGAACGGATGCTACTTGACGCCTGCGATGTGATTTCAACAATAGTTGGCGCAGATGATTTTACTTTGCGCTCAGTTGCAACACAGCTTTGCAAGATTACCGATTACATGTTGCCCTACAAACAGCAGGATGTAATGGACGCCGAGAACGAGGTCATATCAGCAGAAGATGCCGTTGATAAAGACGTTGCGGGTGCCACTGGTCGCTTGGAACGAGCGCGAGATAAGTTGCAGCAAAAGAAAGAAGTGTGCGATGATGTCACAGCTTTCCATAAAGCGAACCGCGAGAACTTCTTTCTACAGACAGGCGACAAATATGTACCCGCCCCACCAAAGACAGCCAAGTCAAGACGACCATCCCGCGAAGAGCGCCTAGCCAAGTTGCGAGCGTAAGCTACCACCGAGGGAGTCAGCAATGGCTCCCTTTTTTTCTGTTCGGAGGACATCACATGAACAACAGACACTTGTTGGACGCAGTGATCAGCGGCATCGCGCTCGTCGTGTTTGTCGTTGGCACTATCGCGGTGCTATACGGAGCTGGCTTTGCTGGCTAAAACGAAATCAACATTTTTTAATTTCACAACGTAGACAATCAATGGAGAATCAAATGCTAGATACTATGAACACTACAGACTGGGACTTTGGCGTAGACATGGAGCCATGCTTAGATATGCGTGGCAATGAGATACCTAAGTTGCGCAATTTAATACGCACTGACACAGGTGAATCGCTTGGCACTCACAAGTCTAAGTACAAGTTGATTACGCACAGCGATGCAGTCAACTCAATTATGGACTCAATCAAAGAAGCTAACATAAGCACAGACTACAGCG